GCGGCTTGTAAGCCGCCGCCAACAGAACGGAGCGGACGCAGAAAGAATAAACAGAAAAAATAAACGGAAAGGAAAAGATGATATACGGTTATCTGAGGGTGAGTACGGACGAGCAGGACGTGAACTCACAAAGGCAGGGCGTGGACGGCTTTGCCAAATTGAAGGGAATGGTGATCGAAAAATATATCACTGACGAGGGCGTAAGTGGTGGAAAGGATCCGGACAAGCGGAATCTTGGCCCTTTGCTTTCGAAGGTAACGAAGGGGGATGTGATTATATGCTCGGAGATCAGCCGCTTAGGGCGTGACCTGTATATGGTTATGGACATTCTGCACCACTGTATGGAGGTCGGAGCCGTGATCTATACAGTAAAAGACCACTTTACGCTTGGTGATGATATTCAGAGTAAAGTACTGGCTTTTGCCTTCGGGTTGTCTGCTGAGATAGAGAGGCAGATGATAAGGCAACGTACGAAGGAGGGACTGCGCATGCGCATGAAAATGGGCATACTTCTCGGTCGTCCCATCGGCAGCGCCACCTCTGAGGAGGCGATGAAGTTCTCCGAGTGGAAAGACAGGGTCGGTCAGATGGTGGCGTGGCAGATGTCTCCCCGTCAGATTGCCGATGTGATAGGCTGTGACAGGAATACGGTGAACCGGCTGGTGTATAAGTGGGGATATGGGGAAACTTGGAAATATAAGACTCATGAAGACAAAAAGGCCAAGGAACGAGTGGACAAGAACCGTATGCCGACCTATAAGGACGGACCTTATAAAATCGTTTCCTTAGACCGTGCAAAGTGCTTGGAGTTGATAGAGAAAGACTATACTCTACCTCAGATAGCCGAGGCTTTCCCTGCTTATACATACGAGCAGGTTTATGACACTATATTATGCGGCCGGGAATTCAATTCTGAGTATCGCAAACACGCGCAAAAGAAATTAGTGAAAAAACGATAGTATGGCAAGCTATGATACGTACAGATACATGTTGCGGACGGCTCTCGCGGCCGGGGTGCCAGTGGTAAGCACAGACACGGCGGCGAGGATATTGTCTGTGTTGTATGTACACGGGAACAAAGAGGATTTTGTCTATAGTCCTAAGCTTAGGGCTGATCTTGAATATATCAAAGCCCGCTTCGGTGTAGAGGGATCGCGCAAAGCAGATCCTAATCTGGCGGCTCTCGTTAAAAGTTATTCACAGGAGCTGGAACACTACAAGAGTGAAGAACCTTACCATGGTAGTGCTTTGTTTCACGATGACAAGCCTCTATGGGCTATCGAGCTGTTTTTTGCCCGTTATGGGATTAGGTTGGACTGACAATAACGTGCGCGGGGCCACGGCACAGCCGTGGCAGACCGGACGGCTGACGCGGAAAGAAGAAACAACAAACAGAAAAAGAAAAGAAAAGAAATGAAATGAAACAAGAGATAAAAGTTAGCGGCAAGAATCTTAATGACTTGTTTGCGCTGCCTTGCGTGAAGGCGATTTTAAAGTGTGAGGATGAGTTAGACGGAAATGTACTGATTGTAGCAGAAGATTCTAAGAATGGGTTCTTATATGCTATTGAGGGAGATAAGTTCGTAGAAGATGATGACGGACATTGGAAAGTCACTGACCCATTGATAGATGAATTTATCGAGAAGCTAATAGCAGCGAAAGGAGGCGAGAAATGAACGGCAAGGAGACGGCGACGGGACGCAAGCGCCCGGGGCACGAGGAGCAGGAATTGCAGATGGCGTGCGTGAAGTGGTTCGAGCTGCAATATCCGTGGGCGACGGGGCTGCTGGTGCACCCGATGAACGAGGGGATGGCAGGGGGGCGCGTGAGAGGTGCCATAGGCAAGGCGATGGGACAACGCAAGGGTGTGGCGGACCTGCTGCTGCTCTTGCCGAGCTCGGGGAACAATTACAGTTACCTGGCGATGGAGCTGAAGACGAAGACGGGACGGCTGTCGGAGGATCAGAAGCTGTTCCTCACCCGTGCGGGTTCGGCCGGCGCCCGTGTGGCGGTGATCCGGAGTGTGGAGGAATTCGTGAAGGAGGTGAAGGAGTATATGAGCGGGGTGAGCCCGACGGTGAAGGCGCTGGTCAAGGAGTCAGAGGCTATGGTATAGAAGTACAAGAAGATACTGAAAGAGGGAAAGGTATGATTGGCGGATCTAAGAAAGAAAGACAAGGAAAACAAGAAGAACAAGAAAAAAGGATAGAGTATGAGATACGAGCATGTGAGGACGCGCAACGCGTATACGATCAAGAAGGGACACATACCCTGGAATAAGGGTATCAAGGGATCTGGAGGACGCTCGGGCGAGAAAGGGAAGCAGGGATTTCAGCCGCGCGCGGTGCTGTGGATGAACTACGACGGAACGGTGAAGCACCGTTTTGAGTCGGTGAAAGAGGCTATGGCGTATTTCGAGGTATGCAGGAAGTCGGTCACGGCGGCTTGCTATGGAAAATTTCTGTGCCGCGGCGCGAAGCTGGTCTATGAGGATGAATATGTAGGCTGGGCTGACTATAGTTATCGACCGACATCAGGACGCGATATCTATGGACGGCTGCTCAAAGGGCACCATAACAATGCCACGAACCGGAAGATGTCAGCAGAGACGCGTGTCCGTATCGTGGAAGCTCGACGCGAGCAGCGCAAAAGGATGTGTGCGGATGCTAACCGAAAATTGGGAAAAGGACAACCGTTGAAGGCAGTGGAATGCGTGGACACGGGAGAGCGTTTCGAGTCGCTGAAGGCAGCAGGAGAGCGCTTAGGGCTGAATCCGGCTAATATCAGCGGGGCAATAGGCAGAAACGGGCGGATCCATGGACTGAAATTCAGATACGTGAAGAAAACGGACGGGGACGGTGGCTTGTAAGCCGCCGAACAGAACTGCAGGACGGGAGGGAGATTCCTTCCCCGCAGCTGAGGGAGGAGCTGAGGGAGCGGGAGCGATCTGCGTGGCATGAGAAGGGACGGGAGGACGGAACGGAAGGCCGAAAGGGATGGAATGGCGAGAAAAGCGGTGACGGAGCGGCTTTGACTGGTGAGATAATGACAGATAGGGACTAAAAACGGAAAAAGAAGGCGAGAATGGCGACAAAGAAAGGAAAGACGGCGCAGGACTTCCACGATGAGCTGGTGGACTGCATGGTGGGCAGAGGGCTCTATGAGGAGACACTGGAGCCTATGGTATGGGACCTTGCGGCACTGAAGGAGCGGTTTGCGCAGGTGAACGAGGCAATGGCAAAGGGTCTTGAGATCAACAACGAGAGCAGGGAGGGGAAAGACAGAATAAAGGTGAGCCCAGCCGCGAGTCTGCTGGTACCCATCGCGGAGGAGATCAGGAAGTATATGCGGGATCTTGGACTGGCCGTGGCGAAACCGGCAGGATTCGTGGCTACGGAAAAGGACCCGCGAAGCCCTGCAGGCGATAAGCTGATGAGTATGATGGCGGTGATCGGGGGGAAGAAGAAGAAGGAATTCAAGATGGCCAAGAAGACGAAGAAGGCGGAATAGCAAGGGCCACGGCTGAGCAGCGGCTTACAGAACCCGGCAAAGGAGGGGGGAGTCACGAAGAACGACGGAGCAGCAGGGACCACGGCAGAGCAAGAGGGCCTCGCCACAGGCGCGGCACACCGGACGGCTGACGCACAAAGAGCGACAAGCGGCGGCTTATAAGCCGCCGAACAGAACGGAGCACACCAAAGGACGGCGGATCGCACGGAAGGACGAAGGAGCGCACCAAAGGACGACGGGACACGCCATGAGCGACGGACAGGAGGACGGCAAAGAGGACAGAAGACGAGATGACGGAAGACGAGAAGGAGAAGGCGAGGGCCTGCAAGGCGGAGTGCGTGAAGCGACTGCGCGAAGCAGACCTGAAGGCGTACCGACTGGAACAGATAGACAGACGACTCAGCCAGTACGCCCGCGGTCTTATCGGACATCCGGAACGGCATAACATGTATGAGCTGCTCGCCCTGGAGCGGTTTTTGAGGATGCTGGAGCGGTATACGTTCCGTATCGACAAGGCTCAGGAGTTCATCGCTTTCTATGAGCAGCTGCGGTTCTCGGGGGTAAACGGCAGACAGAGCTACAGGATGACGCCTATTCAGGTGTTTCAGTTTGCGAATATCATGGGGTTCTACACGGATGAGACGCACCGGCTGTTCCATGACGTGCTGCTGTTCGTACCTCGTAAGTTCTCGAAGACGACGGAGGTGGCCTCATTAGCTGTGTATGACTTGCTTTTCGGTGACCGCAACAGCCAGTGCTATACGACGGCCAACACTTATCAGCAGGCTCAGATCTGCTTTAAGGAGATCCGCGGCGTGCTGCGCGGTATGGATCCGGGACTGGGGCACTTCAAACTGAACCGTGAGCTGGTGACGTGGAAGGACAACCCGGCACGCGAGAGCTTTATACAGTGTCTGGCCAACAATGCCGATACGCTGGACGGCTTGAATGCGTCGATAGTGATCAACGACGAGTACAGTCAGGCGGACTCTGCGGACCTCTACAACACGCTGACGACCTCCATGGGTATGAGGGAGAACCCTCTTGTGGTGACGATCACGACGGCGAGCGACAAGACGAATGGCCCTTTCGTGGGTATGCTGGAGCACTGCGAGCGCGTGCTGCGGGGTGAAGAGGAGGACGACCGCGTGTTTGCCCATCTGTTCATGCCGGACGCTGACGACGAGGAAGGGGACCCGAAGACATGGGAGAAGGTGCAACCGCACATGGGCATCACGGTGAAGGAGGATTGGTACAAGGATATGTGGCGAAAGGCGCAAGGCAACCGTGACGATCTGCGGGCATTCCGGACGAAGCTGCTGAACGTGTTCGAGACGGGCACGGCAGAGACGTGGATCACGGGCAAGCAGGTGCGGGACCACATGCGGAAGGTGGACGTTGAGGCTCTGCAAGGACGGCCTGACACGGAGGTGGCGGTGGACTTGAGCGTGAAGGACGACTTCAGCGCCGTGACGTACCTGATGTTCCTCAATGACAAGACGGCGCACGTGAAGACGGACTATTACCTGCCCAGGAAGACGCTGGAGACTCACCCGAACCATGAGCTTTATCAGCGTTGGGTGAGCCAGGGATGGTTGAAGGTGTGCGGCGAGGAGACGATAGACTACCAAAGGATTGCGCAGGACATCTTCGGAATGGGCCGGTGGCTGCGTATCTATGGCGTGGGATTTGACCCGAACAGGGCTCAGACGTTCCAGAATACGATGACGGCGATGGGGTGCGAGCGGTACATGAGGGTGTATAAGCAGACGAACTATTACTTTACAAAGGCCGTTGAGGCTACTGAGGAGCTGCTGCTCAATGACCGCATGACGTTTGACCCGAACCCGATCAACGCTTACTGCTTCGACAACGCGGTGTTAGACGTGGACAGGATGGAGAACAGAAAGCCGGTAAAGCGAAGCGAGAACCTGAAGATTGACGGATGCGTGACGGCGGTGATGGCTGTCGGCATGGGTATTGAGCAGAAGAAGCGGGTGTGAGAGGGACTACAGATAAGAGTGGCACGGCAAGCCGTGGCAGACCGGACGGCTGACGCACAAGGACGACACGCGGCGGCTTGTAAGCCGCCGAACAGAATGGAACGGCAAGAGAAGAAGGCAGGACGGTGGCGGATGGATAGCTGAGGAAGGATTGTAGCAAGGAACGAAAACAATAACAGACGATGGGAATCATAAAAGGCTTGAAGCGCGCCCTGGGAATGGGCGAAAACGTGACTGATGGCAGAACATCGGAAACGGATAACGGGGATTCTGAGTTCAACCCGGTGGTCATTCCGAACGGGATATGGGGTACAAACGGGGTGGACGCTGCTACGTCGGTATGCGTGGCGGTGGTGAAGCGGTGCCTGGACATCAAGTGCGGCAGTGTGGCCAGTCTCGGTCTGCATGTGTATAAGCGCAAGACGGACGGGGAGCACCGCTGGTGGGAGGATGACGAGGGCGGCAGCCTTGACCGGCTGCTGTCGGAGCAGCCGAACCACAGACAGAATGCCTTCGACTTTGTCTGGGATATCGTGTACCAAAGGGAGATGAGAGGCGACGCTTATGTGATACCGGTGTATCGTGACGGATTGTTGGCGGAACTGGTGCCCGTTCCGATGGAGTGTACGGTGAGCTATGACCAGTGGAGCGGGCTGTACACGGTGACGGATGAGAAAGACGGGATCTTCGGGGATTTCACGGAGGACGAGATTATCCACTTGAAGGGGTTCTCGCAGGACGGGTTCCTGGGACGTCCTGTGACAGAGCTGGCAGGGCGCGTACTGACGATAGCGATGAAGACGTACAAGCGGCAGAGCGAGATGTTTGAGCCGGGCAGTACGCTGCATGGCTTCATCACGGGCGAGGGCGGCGAGGAGGTCGGCCTCGGCGGCGGCGTGAACGACGACCAGCTGAAAAGCGTGACGAACAGAATACGGGCGGAACTGATGAGCGGGTATAATCTGGCTTATATTCCGGGTACGATGAAGTTTGTGCCGACGGGTATGACACCGGCAGACTTGCAGCTGTTGGACAGCATGAAGTTCCTGAACATGGAGCTTTGCCGGTTCTTTGGCGTGCCGCCTACGCAGGTGTTCCAAGACTCGAACGTGAACTACAAGAGCACTGAGAGCAGTCAGACGATCTTCATGACGAGCACGCTGGCTCCCCTGTTGCGGCAGATAGAGAGCGAGGTGGAGTGCAAGCTTCTGACGAGCAGCCAGCGGAAACGGATGCGGATCCGTTTCAATCTCGATGATTACTATCAGACGGACCCGACGATGCTGGCGACGAGCATCAAGAACCTTGTGCAGAGTGGCGTGCTGACTCCCAACGAGGCGAGGGAACGGCTTGGGAAGAAACCGCTCGAAGGCTATGACAAGCTGATCATCGTGGGCGGAAAGGCGATGGAGAAACAATAATGGCCGCTGCTGAGCAGCGGCGTACAGAACATAGCCAGGGCTTAGGGGCACGGTGGCGAAAACGAGAGCGGCAAGGAATTGTAGGATATAAAGGACTTAGACGGGGAAACATTAACGAATATGGGGAAGACGATTTATAAGAGAAACAGTACCGGTGAGCTGCGGGCAGAAGGAGACGCCCGCACGCTGACCGGATATCCCGTCGTGTTTGGTCTGGGCAGTGTGGACTTGCCGGACGCGGAGCATGGCTGGGTGCGCGAGGTGATCGAGCCGGGGGCTGTATCGGATGAGCTGTTGATGAGTGACGTGATCTGCAACATCAACCATGACGACGATCAGATGATAGGACGGTGCACGGGCGGTAAGGGCACGCTGAGGCTGGAACGTGACGACCATGGCATAAAGATGAGCGTTGAGGCTCCCAACACGGTATATGGCGACATTGCCTATGAGGGAACGAAACGCGGTGACTTCCGTGGCATGAGCTTCGCCTTTTGGCTGGACGCTGACAAGGACGTGAGCTATACAAGAGAAAAGGCTGACGGCAAGGAGATATGGGTGAGACATATCAACAACATCAGAGGGCTGATGGACGTGAGCATCGTGACACGACCGGCTTACCCGGACACGGAGGTGGACGCAAGAGCGCAGGAAGAGCCGAAAACGGATCCGGAGCCGGAAGAGAGAAGCGAGGAGATGAAACGCGACTGGGATCTGATCGAGAAGGCGATGAGGGGACAATAAGAAGCGCAGCAATAGGGCCACGGCACAGCCGCGGCAAACCGGACGGCTGACGCACAAGAAAGACACGGGTACGGAAACGGTCGGAAGTCGGTGTCAAATTTTCGAGGGAAATAGAAATTAACGTTTTGATTATAGAACTTTAACATTAACCATAAAGATACGATAGAATGACAAGGGAAGAGTACAGAAACGCAACGGCCCGCAGAAGCGAGATCCGCAGAGAGATGAGTGACCTGCAAGGGCGTTTGGCAAGAGAGAACCGTCCGATGACGGACGAGGAGCGCAGCCACTTCAACGAGATGCGCGGCGAGGATGACCGCCTTGCGCTGGAGTGCCGCGAGTATGAGATAGAGCGCAGCATGGAGCGTCAGAACCGTGCTGCATCGGTGCGTCAGGAGGACAACGCCGAGGTGAATTTCGGCCGGCTGATGCGCTCGATCGCAAGCGGCCGCGGCGTGCCGGAGGATCTGCTGAATCTTCGCGACGCTGAGGGTAATTTCCGCTTCGACTATAACCACGCTGACGCTCAGCTGCGTGCCGGAGGCACAACAACGGATCCCATTCAGACCGCTGAATCGGCTGTCTCCATCACTCCTGTCTACGTGCAGGACTATATCAAAGAGCTGACCCCAGCCACGGTGATCGGCCAGGTGGGCGCTAAGATCCAGAGTGGCATCAGCGGCCAGTGGAACTTCCCGACCGTGAAGGGTCTGAAGGCGACCTGGTACGGAGAGAATGAGGCCGTGAAGGCCCAGACGCTCGAGTTTGGCGTGAAGACGATCAAACCGCACCGTCTGCCTATCCGCGTGGATATCAGCCGCCGCACCATCAACCAGACCGCAGGCGCGGTGACCAGCATTGTGACGGAGGCCATGCGTGTGAAACATACGCTGGCACTGAACGAGGCGTTTGTGGCAGCAAGTCCGGCCAGCAATGCGCCTACGAGCCCGTTTGCAGGAATCACGGCAGGCAACACGATTGCGGCTAAGGGTGACATCACCACGCTGGACCGCTCTTTGTTCCTGAACCTTCGCTCGAAAGTGAACGCCGCGAACGTGCCGGTGAACGCTCCTGCGTTCCTGATGAACTGGGATACTTACGCACAGCTGGCTAATACGCCGGTGGACAAGGGCAGCGGCCGCTTTGTGCTTGACTTGCAGACCAACACCATCGACGGCGTGTCCGTAGTGGCCAACAGCCTTGTGCCCAAGGGCACCGTGTACTACGGTAACTTCGGCTATGCACTGGTGGGCCAGTTCGGCAACATGACGATGGGTATCGACACGGGATCGGTGAACGTGCTGAGCGCAAACGTGATCAGCATCGTGATCAACTCTGAGTGGGACTTCTTCGCTCCTTATCAGGAGGCATTCGGCAAGATCACGTACACAACTGTGTAAGTGAGGGGCCACGGCACAGCCGTGGCAAACCGGACGGCTGACGCACAAGGATCGGGGCGCAGCGGGCCTGCTGCCCCTCAGCC